CAGCAGTGACAGTAGCATCGCACTCTACGTCACCCGTAAAGAATAGAACTCTAGTAGCTTGTGCAGTTACCGTAGCTGTACCATTTACAGAAGCAGCAGCGTTAATTACTAGACCACCGTTAGCCGTTACTGTAGCTGTGCCAATTATTGCGCCTGTACCGCTTAATATCCTTATGGCTGTAGCACTTACCGTAGCCAAGCAAGATATATTTCCAGTTCCGAAAAACAACTTACCGCCATTCGCTGTGACTGTCGCATAGACATTAACGCTAGCATTGCCGAACAGTATTCCTGCACCACCTGCTAGAGACGAATACGGAGTCTGCGAATATGCGGATATTCCAAACATCTAGAACACCACCCACTTTGATCCACTAGGAACAGTAACGCTTATTCCGCTATTGATCGTAATAGGGCCAGCACTCATAGCTGAATATCCACTAGGAATAGAGAAACTTGTAGCTACAGTTTGCTTGTTAATTACGATACCGTTAGAAGCACCAATCTGCTCTGCGTAAGCCGTATTATCAGCATCCTCATGAACAGACTTGCCAGCAGGATACGTAGCAAATACGTCCTTGCTGTTAGATGCAAAAGATATAGGTGAAGTAGTGCCAGAACTGTTAGCCAATACCGTAGTACGAGCTAATGTAGTACCTGAAGATGTGTACGTACCAATACCTACTTCCCATGTGTTAGCAGTGCTATCAACAATAGAATAGTAGGTAGTATTGCCATTACCAATTACAGCAAAAGACTGAAACCCATCAACAGCACCAGCAAGCGTTAGCGTACCAGTGCCAGCAGTAGTAGATGTTTCCTTAACACGATCTGCGACAACTAGTGCCATCATCTACTCCTTACGCAAGAGTTACGCTGAGTCCACCAATTGCTATCTTAAAGATATCACCAGAAGAAATTGTCTTGGATGTGTCTAAAGCTGTGTGATACAGCAAGTTACCGCTAGATGAAGCATCAAGAATACCGATCCAGCCAACTGTACCCCATGAACCAGAAGCCTGTGGAAACTCTACCGCAGCACTGTTAGTCGATACACCGTCAGTAGGAGAACCCATAGTTACCGCAGTACGTGTATAAGAACCACCTGATACTTCAGTACCAGTATTGGCATCAGTAGGATCAGACGTATATAAACCTACGTAAACAGTAGAAGGACTTGTATAGCTCGTATTACGCAAGGTAGCGTTAATCAGAGCATTTTCTAAGTATGTTGACATCTCTGCCATAATTTACCTCACGTTATAGTTCATTGACATTGGCTGACCACTGTACTCACTACTCTGGTCTGCTATCGTTATTGATGATATTGCTCTATCGTACAAACTAGCCCAAGTCTGTAATCTTGCGTCATTCATTAGATACGGTTCTGCCTCGCCTAAAGCAGCGTACAGCAACGCATCAGGGAAGTTAGTCAAGAATACATTACCTTGATTCGAGTCGCTCAAGAAGTACGGCTGTGCGTAGTAGAGCATTTGTAGCTGATAAGTGCTATCAGGAATAGGAGACAATTGAAGCTCTGTCGCTAATACTGTGTAGTCAGTTGGCTTACCTGATTCTGTAGCCCTGTAAGAGTTATAGAACGAGTTAGGCGCACTATAAGCTAGTGTCGTTATAGGATTAGTATTAACGTGAATATCACGCATCTCTAGGAAGTCAGTAGGTAATCCTACGGTAGAGTCTCCACCTGTCGTATTTGCTGTAGCTACAACCAACATTTGACGAGTTCTAAGTTCTCTACGCAGACGTAATTCAGCCAACTGGATGAACGTAGGAATCATAGCTGTTAAATCACTACGTGCTAAGTAACTAGCTATCGTAGTCTTTAAGTCACTATATGTCGTAAAAGCCATATTATTCCTCTAGTTGCTCGAAATCGTCCCAACCGTACTCATACGTACCTATGTGTTTAATGTGCATAGACAGCTCGTGATCCACGTAAGTATCAAAGCCATTGTCACCAGCCTTAACGCAGAAGTGAACATCCTCACCTACTACACCAGTTGGTCCCCATCCTGCATCAAACCACGGCTGAGGAACCTTCTCAAACACTTCCCTACGAATCATTACCGCCCCAAAACCAACAGCAGTAATCTTCTCAATACCTTCCTTACCACGAGAATCGACATTAGACCAATGATGGCGAATACCTTTCTCATCCTCTGACTTAACTAACAGTTTAGCCGTTGGCATACATGGTTTACGTCTAGTGACAGCATTGACACCTACAATTCCAACCTCACGAGATAACATTATCGTTATCAGATCAGGAGGGAACCGCATATCGCTATCAATGTACAGAACAGCGTCACAGCCCTCTTTTAATGCTACCTGAGCTAACTTCTCACGCTGATCAAATATAAGCGTTCCAGGCATCGTATAGAGGCTTAGACCACCCTTACCGTCCTTGCATCGAACAGACGCATCATGTGCAGCCATCCTAGCAAAATCAAACGCAAAACCTGTATGTACTTCGTCCCTACATGGAATACAAACGCCAACTCTCATACTGTTCCTCGATATATCTTTAACGGTGCTTGTTCAGGATGGTTGAGCCACTTCTTAAAAGCTACCTCGTCCATTATCGCAAATCCACGCATGATTCCCATTTGATTTAGCTTATCAATAGCCGTAAAAGGTATTGAGCCTATTAAATGTAAATCTTCTGTTGCTCCTGTCCTAGCCTTGTCAACTTCCTGAAGCACTTTATTGCGCTCTAGGATGTCAGATATATCTTGATTAGTTTCGATGATAATCCCGCCATCACCGTCCGCATGAACCGTCTGAGTACGAAAGTTTTCCATTAATCCCTCAAAAAAGCCCCCTACCGTTAAGTAGAGGGCTAGTCAAATTACAGCGAGAAGTCCAAGTCAGCTACGATACCGTGAGCTGCTTCGTTCTTAACTTCGAGAGTAACTTCAGCAAGAATCTGAGTTTTCTCGGAGTCACCAGACTTAGCCAATTCATTAGTCATGAATGGACGTAAGTAAGCCATAGCTGCATACTCAGGATCGAGAATTAACATATCACGAGTACGCATGAAACGATCTGGAACGATAGACAATTGACCAAAGTCAGACTGATAAATGTCAGCAGCACCGATGATTACGCCAGCCTCAGGCTTAGTGATCTGATAGCGATTTACAGCGATACCTGCAAAGGTTGACATCTTCTGTTTACCAGCTGAACCAACGAATACAGCCTTAGGTGAACCACCTTGATCGAAGATCGAAGCGATAACAGTTTTCAACAATGCTTCAGTAGCAGTACGCTGTGTACCATCGGTACGGGTAGAAACACCTGAAGTTGCTGGAGCAGAACCGCCACTGCCTTGTGAGCTGTTGGTCTTGATCCATGACAACAACGAACCCATTGTGCGGGCTACGGTTGATGTACCTGCGCTACGACCCTGATTAGCAGTGATGATTGTCTCTAAGTCACGCTTTAGTTCAGCAGAAGCCTTAGCTAACTGGTAAGCCTTTTCTGACTTACGACCTGCTTTGTTTACTTTATCCAAAGTACCAGAAACTTGTACAGTCTTTTGTACGATCTGAGTGTAGTTACCTACACGAGTAGTTGGAGCTAAAGTTGCGCTTGTAGCGTCTGCCCCCTCAACGGCCGCATTCGCTGTCGTACTTGCGGCGAGCGAATCCGTCTGCCATTCATGGTAAACAGCAGTTGCGCTAGTCTTACCGATAGAGGACATAATTGGTGTTTCAGTTGGGCTGATGTTATAGATAACGTCAGATAAATCTTCACGCATACCGATAGCGGTAAATGTTTGATATGTAGGCATAATAATTCCTTATAAGAATCGTTCAAAAGCGGCTGCTGCATCGCCAATCTTTCCAGACTGTCTAGCTCTAGCCTTCAGTTTTTTAAAGTCCTCAGCTCCGCTATCTCTTGGTTGTGATACACCTGACTTCATTGTCTTAGGCGCATCATTCACCTTCTTAGCAATAGCTGGTTGCGATGCTTTCAATTTATCGTACTGCATAGCTTTATAAAGCGTTAATACAGCACGTGAATCAAATACATTCGCTAGTTCATCATCCGAGAATCCAGCCTGTTTGCCGTAGCTACGGATGTCTTTACGGATTGCCTCACCCTTAACAGGATCAGCGTATTCAGGTAACGCACTAACTAACTTCTCAGCTTCTTGTGCGACCGTTGCACGTAGTTGCTGCTGTCTGTCGTATTCCTGCTGTTGAGCGATCTGTTGTCTCTCAGCACGAACTTGCGCTAACTGCTTTTCCCTCTGAGACATCTCTGCAACCTTAACAGCGTATCCAATAGGATCAGTCTCTTTCAGGTATTCCAGATTCTCTGTTTCTTGAGGCTGCATCAAGGCTTGCTCGATATACTGCAACCTCTCCGCATAAGTATCACGGAGTTGCTTAGCTTCTTGAACTGCTTGGCGTTCGGCCTCAACCGCCTTACGTTCTTCCGCTACAGCTTGCGATTTCTTTGTATAATCAGTGCCAAGTTGATACGACTTAATGAGTTCATCTAGGGTTACCTCACGTTCTTCTCCCGCAGCTTTCACTCGGAATTTTTGGGGTTCCTCTGACTCATCAGCTTCTTCTTGTTCTACCTCAGATTCTTCCGATTCCTCGTATTCCTCTGATTCGGCATCGCTATCGTTGGATTCTGTGCGCTGTTCTGGTTGTTCCTGTTCGGAGCCGTCATCAGTACCCATTAATCCCAAAATAGCGTTAGCTGCACCATTTACATCTAACTGCGCACTTCCCTCTGGAGTGGTGCTTTCAGTATCGCTCATGTTTTCATTTCCATAATTATATAGGGAACCGCCCTATACGGACTACAAAATCTTCCATCTTTTTGCGTCAATGAGCTTTTGGTTAGTAAGCCCTTGAATATAACCTTCTATATCCTCCAGAACCCTGAGGCGTAGATACGCTTGTTCACGTAGTTCCATGTCGCTGTAATCTGTACTTCTAAACTTCTGTATCTCTAACTCTTTTAGCTCGTTCATTACCTCAATGAATCGCTCATCTTGAAGTATTCGAGCTGCCCAATCTGCTTTACTCATTGGACTAAACCACCTAATTCTTTAATCGCTTTCAGGACAATCTCAGCTTGCTTCTGACGCATCTGCTCGTCTGCCATATCCATCGTTAGAATTGCCTGTAACTGCTGAACAGCTAACTGTGCTTCTTTAATCTTGATGTCAGACTGTTGCTGCTGGTTCTTCATAGCCATCTCTAGACCCTTTTGGGTATATTGAGCTTCGAGTTCCTGCTGCTTTAATCTCAATCTCTCCGCTTCAATCTGCGACTTCGCAGCGATCTTCTCTCGTTCAACGTCCGCAAGCATTTGAGCAACCTCTGCCTGTGCATCGGGAGATGGAGGCTGAGGCTGTGCAAGAGCAGCATCTTGTTCAGGAGTAATCTCGTTAAGAAATGCGTTTGCATCTTTAAACCCTGCTGACTCGATAAACTTTGCTAACGTGGTGCGATACTGACCTACCGATACTAGTGGATTAGATGGGCCGAACTGCTGCAATATCTGCTCTTGTTTAGCCAGAATCATTTGCAACATTGCCAACTTCTGATCTCTGTCACCAGAACCTAAGCCTACGTTAATGCTAATGTCGTATTCATTCGCCCAAGTTCTAGGATCGTACTGTACGTACTTGCCACGCATACGGACTAGCTTTGCCTTGTCCTGATACTTGCCCAATAGATGCAAGATACCTCTGAACAACGACTTAACGCCAGTATCAGCGAACACACGAGCAATCAACTCCAACTTACCGCTATTAGACTTCATCATAGCCGCTACAGCAGTAGCTGTGACGTTATTGAGTACGTCTGGATCCAAACCTGCGTTAGCGTCTGATACGCCTGTACGCTTGGCTGCTACACCGTCAAGGTACTCGAACATTGGGAACGCCTGACCTGTAACGCTAGGCACTTGCATTGGAATCAGAGCATTAGGATTCTTTACTCGGATAATTCCACCAGGCGTAGCGTTAAGCATATCGTCAAGGTTTACCTGACCGTCAACCACGCCAACACGAGCATTATTCGTTAGATACAAGTTATCCAAAGTCTGACGCATTAACGTGGACTTGATTAACTGAATGTCCATTGTGCGATCAGCTAATGACTGCCCAAAGAACTTATGTGGGATTGGGATAGGACAGATTGAATGGAACGGAATAACGTCTGTTTCTTCGTCATCCAGAATCTCAGAGCCACAGTAAACAATCCTGCGTAACTCAGCAATACCGTCCTCGTCCTCGTCAATACGTATATAGCACTCGTAAACCTCAAGCACTTGCATCGAGAAGTCTAGGCTAGGCGAGGAATCTGGCTGCTCGTCTTGGTTAAATCGTGCGATACGCTCAGGACTATAGGTTAGATCATCATACGTTGGCAGACTGTCAACTACGTCTTTACTGTAACCCATAGCGATAAGATCACTACGAGGCATTAAACGTCTGTGAGCAACGAACGGAGAATCATCAATAGTCTTAGCAGCCTTAGAGATCAAGAACTCCTCTGGTGGCACGTTCTCAATCTTTACCTGACCAGACTTCTTAACCTTCTTTACCGTTACAGAATAAGACGGAGCCATAATCGGCATACCCATCTGATCTACACCAGCTTCTACCATCTCGACCTTTTGACGCACGACTTCCATCGTCTCGTCAGATAGCAATAAAGCGAGTTCTTCTTCTGTTAGGTTCTTGTACTTTTCTTTGACTACATCTTCTTGCGAATCCCAGTAAGACTTAACAACGCCTGTCTTTTGCAGGAGCGCATCCTTAAACCAGTTATGCAGAATCAGCAGACCATCATTCT